TACTGTTATATCCTCCATGGATTGGGATTAAAGTCTTATCGGTACTTATGGTTGCTGTTGGGCTAGTACCGTTTGCTGGGTCAGCACTATTGTTATCGGCACCAGTGTTTGTTATCCAAGTACCATTCCACCCGAACCATATCTTCCCTGAATCAGCATCATAAGCACATTGCGCTATTGACCCTGATGTAAGACCTCTATTAGTAGGCCCATAACTAGTGCCATTAAGTCCAGTGTAGGTATAAATAGTACCATTGTACATAACCCACATCCCAGCAACGGTATATGGTACTGTAGACATATCTTTTATTGCTACATCGTACTCAGCAACACCTATTTTTAGTTGCCCAACAAGAGTTACATAGCATAACTCCCAGTACCACTTCCCAGTTTCTGGGATGCTCTGAGTTGCACGAATAGCAGTATGAGCAGCAGTTGTTGAGCTATATTTTAAATTTCCGTCTGATAAAGTTAAACCTGAACCTGCTTTATCTAAAGCATTCAGCGTAGCAAAGTTATTGGTAGGCGTATCAATCATCTGGTCAGAACTTGTCAGCCCTGAAGATGTGAAATTGTTGCCGTTTCCTGATACGTCTGTGCCGAGTGCAGCAGAGTTGGAAAAGTCTAAATAGAAACCGTTAGTTCCGAAAGTTAGTCCACTGGGGTTTTTAGGAACCCAGACACCGTTTTTGTCTTCGGCAAAACTAGAGGGGGTTAAGGCGGTTCCATCAACTAAAACAACGTCTGCCAAATAACCATCATAGTATTCTAAAACCGAAGAAGTATTGTTCCTACGAGACCCTACTGATTGAAAAACAGTATTGTTAGTAGCAGTGTTATAATTCAGTGAAGGGTTTACTGAGAGTTCAAATTCGGTCAGCTGCACACCATTCACATATACTTTTACTCGATCTGATGCAGTACTTTGTGTGGTATCAACTACTCCAACTATATGATACCAAGAAGAAAAGTCTCTTAATTTAAGTACAGTCCTTCGCTGAAATTGATTGCTGCCGTTCCAACTTATAAAGTCTATGTTAGCTTGGTTTGAGGCATTACTGGCGTCATGATTTCGTATCGTAAATCTATCGGTTTTTGTAGAGCCAGTTAATTGTCCCGCACCCCAAATAGGTATGGTCTCTGTCAAAACCCCCGGACCCAGCTTAACCCACGCACTAATGGTCCAAGTTTTTCGGTTTCCTGCACTAGAAGGAGTGCGGTAAAGGTGTGCGCTATCATTGTCATTAAACCGACAAGAGTTCTCTATCGTGTACGGATAGAAATCACCGCCAGCATTGCCAGCGGCGGCTTGTAGCATTTTGCGTGAAGAACTGCTCATTAAGCCATTCCCTGCCCAGCAGTGAAGCCGTACCAGGTACTACCACCATCGTGAGTGAAGAATACAAAAACGTCTGTTGCGCCACTAGCTGACAGCGTAGGTGCTGTACCACTTGGCCAGTCAACTGAAGAGGGCCATGTGATAGCAGAGCCGTTGTTGACAACCTTCAAGGTGAAGCTAGAGACAGTCCCATTTCCAGCGGCATTGCTGAACGTGTAAGTCACCGCACCCGCCATAGCTGTTGAGAAGTTGTTGCCTGTATCCAAGTTTATGGTGACTGCACCGCTTGTGCCTGTCGCATTGTAGTCTTCAATGTACTGACCGGTAATACTAAGATTACCTGTTGATTTCTCCAGATACATTCTTTCTGTCTGGTTGTCAGTCCATTGATAACCAACACAGGCAGATTCCATCTCGACAATGAAGTTATTGGTCGAGCCGTTATACCAAAAACGAGAATCGTCTGAACTACCGAATCTAATTCCGTCAGAGTCAGCTAGGTCAATATAGCTTCTTACAGTGAGAGTGGTGTCTATAGTAAGGTATTTGAACCGGCCATTGTTCCAAGTTAGGGAGGAACTACCGACAACACCACTATTGTCAGTAGGAGGGTACAAGTTAGTAGCAGTTACGTCACCAATATTAATAAGGTTTCTATTAACATCTACTATAGCAGTGCCATCAATCTGTAGATTCCCGTTAAGAATATTAACTCCAGATTTACCGTAACTTTGTCCACCACCATCTAATTCAATTCCAGTAGGCCAATCAAGTTTTAACTGGTCATAATCGGGGCTAGTCCATGTTCCTGCTGTTCTGTATATAGCGTAACCAGAAGTACCAGTGTGCCAAAAAATACCTTCATTATTTGTTGCGCTATGGCTAACCGAAGAACTAGCACCAGTCTGATCTGTGCTAATAGCTATATTGTAAGTGCCGTTTCCAACTGTTAGTGCGCCGCCGTTTACGGCTAAATCACCAGTGTCTATTTCAACATTGCCGCTAGAGTCAATGCGCATGCGTTCTGTTACAGAACCAGCGTTTTTGTTACTAATTATTAAAGCGCCCGTAACATCGTTGTCACGGCTTATATCCCAATAATAATTAGAAGAAGCACCAAATTTAAACTGAGAAGTTCCTGTGCCTTGATATACACTCAAGTTTCCTTCGTTTACTTCAACATCACCGCCGTCTGTCGAGAGAGCGTTTCCAGAGCCGTTGTTGTCGATGAAGACTGCGCTGCCTGCGCCATTATTGTAAGCATAAAAAGCATTACCTGTTGCAGATGCGTTATGTACTTGCGAACGGATAAGGCCACTTCCAGAAAAGGAAGCAGAATTACAATAAGCGTAAAAAGCGCGTCCGGTAGTGGCTACGTCATTCCTAACGTATATAGCGTGTTCCGTGGTTGCCTCTGAATCAATGTACAACCCATCCCCATTACCATTCTGGTCGATGAATACACCGTAGCCTGTGCCTTCCTGCCTTGCTTGAATGACTGAATTTGTACTAGTAGCGTCAGTATTGTGAGCAAATATACCTATACCAGCACCGTCATTTTCAAGGCGAACAACTGGCGCAGCGGCAGAAGCGTTTAGTTGGCGCAAGAATAGAACAGACGCATTTCCAGTATTTGCGAGAGCCGCATTGTTGTTGATTTCCGCAGATGGCCCTGCTGTATTTGCAGAAGTAATATATAAAGCGTTTTCACTGGATGCCTCTGAATCAATTCTTAAACCAATGCCGTTGCCGTTTTGGTCGATGAATATGCCGGTACCTGTGCCATCGTTCTTAACTTGAAGCGCAGTCCCCGTAGAAGAAGCGTGTTCTAAGACAATATTGACCCCATTACCACTGAAAGAAGATGAATTAGTATAGAATCTAGCAATGTCACCAGACGTTTGGGCATCTGCAAGAACGTCAAGCACTCTGGAAGTGGTGCTTTCACTATCAACAAACAGCGCAATACCGTTATTGTTCTGGTCAATGAATAGACCTCTGCTTGCACTGCTGTTTACGATATGCAGCGGGTATGAAGGCGTAGTGCCTATGCCGAGATTGCCTGTTTGTATTTCCACGCCACCAGCAGAATTAAACTCCCAAGTACCTGAATTATTGTCTGCGACATAGCGCAGTACAGATGTTGTCTGGTCGCGGAAATTTATGTCACGGGCAGCTGTTGCGTGGTTGTCAGGGAACAGGACAATGTTGCCACCGCTACCTACTGAAGTTCCTCCAGATATACGAAAAGCTGAAGTGTCGTCACTGGAAACAATATCTTGAGCAAGAATAAGATCACTATCAAAACTATACCCACTACTTGCCCCAGCAAACGCCAGAGAGTTAGCAGTGAAGGTCTGAGTAACATCCCCAGCACCGTAGTTAATGACATCGCCATCAATTACGATATTGTCTACGGTAACAGCAGTGAAAGTGCCAGCAGCCGGGGTTGTACCACCAATAGTAGTGCCGTCAATAGTGCCACCGTTGATGTCAGCGGTAGGAATTGTAACTGTACCTGTAAAGGTAGGAGAGGCTAAAGGAGCATAATAACTACCTTCTTGGCCATCAAGAGTATCTGCGTCTAGTCCAGAGCCTGTACCGTCATTGCCTGCGTGCCAGATTGTATATGGGCTACTGCTGTTGTTAGGTGAAAATCTTAAGCCTAGAGTAGATGACCCCAGATGCTTAAATACTAAATCATTAGCATACCCAGAAGTATCTGCGTCTTTTTCGCCAATACCAATACGCCAATCTACTAAATCACCATCCTGCTTAAGACGAATTGAGGGATGATCACCTTCGTCATTATTATCAGTATCTGCTCTTATTGTTAAGGTGGCATCGCCTGCCGTGCCTTTATCTATCGAAAGATTGCCACTAAGAGTTCCCCCAGTGAGAGGAAGATAACTATTTAAACTGGAAGCGGCGGCATAGTATGAGCCTTCCTGACCATCAAGAAGGTCAGCGTCTAGCCCTGAACCTGTACCATCGTTTCCAGCATGCCAGACTTTATTCCCATCCCATTCAAGATTACCAGAGGTGTTACCTAATACTTTGTTGTTGGCTGTTGGAGTATTACCGCCTTCGTGAAGTAATATATTACCGGTTCGCTGAAAGCCATTAACTTGGAGTTTTGCAGCACTTGAAGCAATTTCGCTTCCACCAAGTTTTAAAGTATTTCCAGTAATAATCCCAGTAAAAGTGTCATTAGCATCACTACGTAAGAAACTAGAAGCTTGAATACCATCAACAGTATCAGCATCTAATCCAGAACCAGAGCCATCGTTGCCTTCGTGCCAAATCTCATAATTAGTAGTGCCGCTGAGAGGGCGCCAGTTAATTGCTCCAGAGTTATTTCCAAACAAAATGCCCTGCTGTAAGGCATTATTCTTGAAAACTACACTAGCTGCGTTGGCGCTATCATTCCGATGAATGACCAATCCTTGACCAAAAGTATCGTGATTGATTGTTAATCCGATGCTTGTGCCGCTAGTTATGGTATCGCCAGACTTTGATACTTTCGTTCCTATGGAGTTAGTCACAGTAGTAGCAAAATTAGGGTCATCTCCCAAAGCAGCAGCTAATTCATTCAAAGTGTCCAACGTTGTAGGGGCGGAGTCTACCAGGTTAGCAATCGCAGTGTCAGTATACCCCGTGTAATAGCTGCCTTGCTGACCGTCTAGTAAATCAGCGTCTAGCCCGCTTCCTGCTCCATCCACAGTCTTAATAGCCGTGAGAATCTCAGATGCTGTCTGATCTGCTGTAGCACCAGACTCAATACCGTCAAGTTTAGTTCCATCCGTAGCAAGATCGCGTCCGTCTACGGTTCCGGTAACTGCAATATTTCCTGTTACGTTAATGCCTGTAGAGGCTGTGGCGAGTTTTACTGAGTTGTCGTAGTAAATATCGACACGATCATTTGAATATGCTCTTAAGAACTGCTCACCGGTACCAGCCGCGCCTAAACGCAAATTTGCACCGTAAATAATTAAGTCACCTGTACCAGCGTCATTAATGTAACTATTGTTACCATCATGGTAAATCTGTAGGTCAGAGCCAGCACCGAATACAGCCTTATCATTGTCGCCAAAGTTAATGTCTGCTGTCGTTGTCAGGCCAGGAACACTAGTTGTTCCGCTGACAGTTAAGTCGCCGGTAACTGTAACATCACCAGCAAAGGTAGCAACCCCGTTACTCTGCAGGGTTAGCTCATCCCCCCAAGTAGCTCCGGCATAGTTCTGTATTTTTAGAGTTCCATATGTTGCACCATCTTGTGCCAAAATTCTCCAGTCAGCTTTGTCTGCTGTTTCAGCATCTAGTCTAAGCTGTGCACTTCCTGACTGACTAACTACTAGAGGTCCATTATCTACAAATACGTTAGTTGAATTCACGTATATTTGAGGACTAGAATCATTAGCCGGTCCCCTAACGAATGTGGTACCTCCAGTTCCAGCCCCAAGATACGTGTTGTTTCCGTCTGTAATAAGCGCATATTCGGTACCTGTCATATTGGCAGTGCCGAATGCTACAAAATTTGAATTATTTGGCCAGGTTCCTATAAATGCGCCGCCATCTGCGCCTTCTGTTGTTAGGCTTCCAGATATTGTAACGTCACCAGTAAAGCTAGGAGAGGCTAAAGGAGCTTTGCTATCAAGCTGAGTCTGAATGTTGGAAGTAACACCATCGCTGTAGTTCAGTTCTGTAGCTGTTGCTGTCAGGTCAGAAATATCACCAACAACTGGAGTGCGTTGCTCATAAGCATCAGTTCCATTGCCTATGAATATTTTGCCATCCCCGAGATTGGGTGTGTCATTTGATCTGCCAGCACCCATAACTACTACTGAGCCATTTGATGCGTGAGATTTGACAACTTTGCAGAAGTTCTGCACCAAAGCAGATTCTGCTGTTGGTTTAGTTTCTGTCAGACTGCCTGCTGTAGCAGATATGTAAAGAGTAGCACCTTCAGAGAATGCGGATGTGTCAAATCCACTTACCAGGCCCAAGAAAGTAACTTTACCAGTGCTACCAGCCGCAATCGTCTCAGAAGTCATACCAATGGCTGGCATAGTACCAGATCCATCTGCATCTGCTGGAGCGATTGTTATGGTATTACCACTGCTTCCTGTTTGATAAACCGGAGTACCTTTTGCTATAGATGAACCAGTGCTATTGGTGGCGTCATATGCAATATGATCAGAATCGATTGTCAGTTCGTTACTGACATCATCATAAGAAAGTGTAATGCCAGAACCGGCTTGGAGAAGTTGAGCTACTCGGTCATCAATACTCTCCGAACCGGCTATATCATTTAGCAATGCGGCAGTGAGCCTAAGCTCTACTTGGTCACCAGAACTAAAGCTTGCTGCGCTAGTGCCATCCTGGCCTCGGACAACAGTAAAAGTATTACTTGATATCGCTGTTACCCTAACTACCTCTCTAGTACCAGCTTTGTCGTCAAAGGTAACGTAGGTGTAGTCGCCCGCACCCAGTACCGGGAAAGCACTGCTATCCGCTACACTGATAGATGTCTCAGAAGAAGTGATCCCCGATACCAATGTAGTAGTAGCATTGTTAGCAAACTTTATAGCCATGATGTACGCCTACTAGCTAATAGTAATAGTCCAAGTGATGGTCATGCTGTCATTATTGCCCTTAGTAATCGGCCCCGCAAACAGAGTTCTACACAGCATAGTTCCAGCACTAGAGGCGTTGAACAAACCCGCTTCTCGGAGAGAAGCCGTTGCTGTACCTGCGCCGAACGTAGCTACATAAACAACCTCATCAGCGTTGTCTGTAGTAGAAGTCAAAGCTACTCGTCCTTCCTCACTGCCAAGAGTCGTATCCCCAGCGGCAGCAGCGGTTGAATCACTACCTACGGCCATGTGAGACATAACTGAATCAGTAGAGTCAGTCATCCTGCTCGTAATAAACGCAAGACCAGTGTCAACAACCAAATTGTCGATCTCTTGAACGACAACATCATTAAGAGCGACTTTTACCCGCCCTTTTACTTTCAAAGTTTCTTTAATCATTTATAGTCTCCTATTCATTAAAGTAGTAAGTGTTTAATGCTTGCGCATTAATCAGGGCGGTATCGAAGTCAGTAACAACAACTGCTAAAGCATCAGATGCACTAACTGTGTCTGATAGCTCAGAGTCCATGTCATAAGTAATTGCCTCATCCGTTGAAACGATATCTGATAAAGCTGCGCCAACATTAAAATCAAAAGAGTCCGCTGTGGATAAGCTATCAGAAAAAACTGAAGAAAAATCTACAGATGTAGCGTCAGCCGTGTTTAACGAATCTGCCAGCTCGCGAAACCTGTCTAGCGCTGTAACTAAAGCATCAGATGTATTAACTGCGTCTGACAGCTTAGAGTCCATGTCATAAGTGACTGCTTCAGCCGTGGAAACTATATCTGATAAAGCTGCGCCAAGATTAAAATTAAAAGAGTCCGCTGAGGATAAGCTATCAGAAAAGACTGAAGAAAAATCTACAGATGTAGCGTCAGCCGTGTTTAACGAATCTGCTAACTCGCGAAACATGTCTAGCGCTGTAACTAAAGCATCAGATGTATTAACTGTATCTGACAGCTCAGAGTCCATGTCATAAGTGACTGCTTCAGCCGTGGAAAAAGAGTCCGACAGGACCGTATCAATATCGATATCGAAAGAGTCAGCAGTAGCTAAGCCTTCAGAAAGCGCCAAAGCAAAATCTATAATAGAGCTATCAGAGGTGTTTACCGAGTCTGATAACCCACGGCGAATGTCTAGTGCTGTAACTAAAGCATCAGATGTAGATACGGAATCAGAAAAGGGTGTTTCAAACTCAAAGGCTAAAACATCATCTATGCTGATAGAGTCAGTATTAACAGTACTGAAATCAAAGGCTAAGATGTCTGAAACGGAAAGGTTTTCAGCTTCATAACGATTTTTGGTATTGTAATCAAGAAAAGCAGTAGCCTTGATATTGGTGCTATTAACCAATAGGCTTGCTTTCTTGTAAGCGACAAATAGGCTTGTTTTCTTGTAAGTGACAATAGCCTCAACAGCTATCTTGTTAAGAATGATCTTCATTAGTCGAAATCATCCCTAACTTTAATCTTCAACAGGTCATAAACAGTTTGTTTATTACCATTACTAAACTCTATCTCCACCTCACCTTCAAAGACCCCGGCCTTATTTAGAGTCCCCGTAGGAAAATTAGTGATAGCTACGCCGTCTGTAGGCTGTGATACACTACACGTAAGAGTACTAGTAACTGTGGTAGTACCAATCTCTCTTAAGCGCAGCCGGACAGTCGCACCAGTGATATCAATTGGGTCCCAAGTAGCAGAATTGTCAGGGTCAAGGGTATATCCGACAGCCGCAGAGTTGCTGTCTTTTAAAGTCAGGGTTAACTCGGGCAGGTTGTCCCCAACAACTAAATTTAATGTGTGACTGTAGGCCATACGAAGTTACCCCACGATATAGAGTATAGAAATTATAGTCCTAATAGCAATATTTAGCTATAAAATTAGCCGGATATTAAGGCCGCAACCTGACTAGCCCTGTTGGGGGTTTGCTTGGCCCACAGGCTATCCAAAAAATTAGCCGCTGCGGCTTCAAAATCACCCTCCTCCATGCTCTTAAGGGCGTTCTTGAACTTCAGAAGACCATTCATACCTAGCTGAAAAGCCATAGAAACAATAGCTGTTTTTCGGTCTTGGGACAGATCTGAGAACCAAGGGAACTTGGACTCTAATTCTCCCGTTACACGCTCGATATCGTTTCGCAACAAGTACATGGCTTCGTCACGAGATAATCCTGGGCCTTTGCCCTCTTCTACCACTCTTCCTACGCCTACAGTCCATACATCCTGAGTGCATTTGTAGATGAAAGGCTTGTACCCCTCCCACTCTAGTAACCATTCTTCCGTTGTTTTCATCCCTTCCCGCCTGAATTAGAAGCCCCGAAATAGAAGCTAATAACAGCCGAAACCAACCCACCCATGTAGCCTAGCACAAGATTGATTAGCTCCATAGAATTCTGCTCTGGCGGCATAATGGTTATCATGGCTATATAAGCGCAAAAGAACAAGACCATAATCAAGCCGATAGATTTAGCCGTCCAATCTTTGCTGAAGTGCTTGCGAGCGTCTTGCTTGTCCTTGGTCTCCAGCTCGAACAGATCAACGTCCAGCTCTTTCATCTTGGCTTCGAACTTCAACTCGGCCTTTTTAATCTCTGCAAGCTGTTCGGGGGTAACCGTCTCAAACGCTGTCTCGATGGCCTGTGGAGTGGGATCGCAGCCCAGTACCCCTGCCAAAACCTGAGCCGCCATACCGCCCAGCGGACCACCCATAGCCGTACCGATCGTAGGTGCGATACCGCCAATCAGTCCTTTTAGCTTGTCAAATTTCATAATAAACCCTAGTCAATCTGGTTATATACAGGTAACAACCGCCCAAAGTCTTGATTAGCCACTAACTGATAAGCTGTATCTACAGTTGGGCCGAAGGCATAGTTCGGGAACTTCAGGTTAGATGCGTCTTCCCAGAAGCTAGTTGCTAAGCTTAACGGGCCAAGGACACCTGCTGAGGAATAAGCAGCGCCAAGATACTCAAGCGCACCCATACGATCTGTCCTAAACACCGACCTATTACGCTCTACCCCAGGAAGGACAGCCTGAAGCAAGTACTTAAGAGATTCTTTCAGTTCCATAGATAGCATCGCAAACGGAAGAATGGCTAAACCAGCCGTAGCCAAAAATGCAGTCATCTCGGAAACAGCCTGCGATTCTGACTCAGATAGCCCTTTCCTCTTCCTTAACTCCCTCATAACACCACCAACAACTACTTGACCGTAGGAATAAGGGAAACTCTTCAACTGCCAAAGCAGCGCATAGCGGGGGTCAGATGCCCAAACAGGGCGTTCAGCGGCGTTCGGCCTAAGCATCGTGCTTTCAACAAACTTAGCCAAAGCATCTCTGACCTTCTGCCCTTCGGGGGTGTTGAAATCCTCGCTGCCATCTACCCACGCCTTAACGTCTTCTGGTGTAAGGTTTAACTCTTCAAGGAACCTTGCTGAGTTTTCAGTGGGTTCCATAGCATGCTTAATAATAAAATTCTTACCGAGTCTTGCAGAAAACATCCTGGTGAACTGAGTAAACCAAGTCAAGCCAGTTATTTTGAAATACCCAGATGCTATAGACCTAGTTGTGCTGCTCATGAAATGCGTATCCAGCTCCGACATAAACGCATTAGTCATAGACTCAGAAGTAACTACCCCTATCTCTTTAGCAAATGCCTCAGCTTCTTTGCGGTTCTGGAAAGTATCAAGGACAGTTCTAATCCCATTACCTACTTCAGAGAACTCACGAGTAAAGATAATAGCTGTAGCAAGCTCTGGTATAGAGGCTACCGCTGCAAAAGTCAAAGTAGTAAGCATTTGAATGAGCTGCAAAACAGAACTTATGCTTTGCATCGTTGGGCTAAGCTTAGGTATACCTACACCCAAGAAAGTATTAATAATCTTCTGCGCTCTTGCTCGCTCTTCTGGGTCCAATTGTTCTAATAAAGATTTTAGGGTGTCTTTGCCGCCTTTCGTTGCTTTATCCCACTCTACCTTTTTAGTGACCCTGTCTACATAATGAACAAGCGTCACATCTGGGGGGTTAAGGAACCCGGCTTCAGCTAAAGACTCCCTACGGACATTTTTAGTAAGATCGATAGTTCTTTGAACAGTGCTTAGAAAATCTTTAGATGTGTTGTCAAAGCCTTCTTCTTCGTTTTGAGTACCCTCTATTTCTTGCCCAGTAGTGACAACTCCTGCGTTTCTTGCGTCAGCGTCTAGCATGGCTCTTACGGTCTTGTTAATTACTTCTGGGTCTGCGGTGGGGTCTTCAGAGACAATTATATTTACAAACGCCTCTGGGTTATTCCTTATACCCTCTATAGATAAAGATACTGGAAAGAAGTCGGCCCTTCTGCCTATGTTTGTTAGAGGGTTCTGAGAAATATACTCATCATAAAACTGATTTAAAAACTCGCGGATCTCTCGTGCTTTGCCTGTCAGTTCTGCCGTTGGGGTACTTGACTCAGCAGCTCTAAGATCTGAGTCAGTTATATCTTCTAAGATTGGTTCAAGCCTATTCCTCCAACGGTTCTGGGATATAGTTTTATTCTGTATGAACCCAAGTAGGCCTTTAAGACCTTTCTCATAAGACCTGCCATACATCATTTTAGCTAACTTAGCCCCGATACCGCGATCTGAACCAAGCCGTCTTAACTGGGTTGCAGCGGGTAAGAAAAGCTGTGCGCCACCCTTCACCAACGCTTTGTACATGCGCGGGTAGTTCTTTTCTAGCCGAGCAAACGCTTCTTTAGGTAGTGACCGTTTAACTGCGTCTTCTAAACTGGCAACTACAACTTTTTCTTCGAAAGAAGCGGCCAAGCCAGCTTGCATATTCTGTCGAGTATTGCGTTTATTCGCTTTTACAACTTCGTCTATAAAAAACCCAAAACCAGGAACTTGTTTTCCCTCGTCAAACCTAGTTCTCATTTGCTGGCTTAGATAACTAAAGCCTGCTTTTATCTGGCTATATATTTGTTTAAAGAAAACTTGTAGCCTACCACGCTGATTCGCGGGAATTTGGCTATCAACCTTGCCATCTCTAAGCTTTCTTTGAACATAGATAGCAAACTGGTCCGCTAAGTACTCATCAAACCCGATATCTGGATTTAAATATTGCTTTGGTGCATCTTGCTCGTTACGTGCTTTTTCAAAATTTCTAAGTAAGTTAATTCTTAAATTTTCCCAGCGTGGGTCATTAAGTAGGGTTGCTTTATTTTCTTCAAAAACAGCATGGCCAAGTTCATGACTAGCTGTTAATAACATAGCTGCTTGTAGTTTTTTCTCGTCTTGCGCTCGATCTTTTAGCCCCGGCAGTTCTTCGCCTTTTCCTTTTAGTGTCTTGTATTTTGTCTCTATTAGTTTGTCATTCAATATGATTACATGGGCATCGGCAAACCCCATGTGAACACCATAGCTAGTAGTGCTATCTATAAGGCTTTGCATCCCCGTATCTGGGTTACCATAAAGTACATCGCGCACTTTGTTCCGCACAGCAGTATCGCTAAACAGAGTATCTAAAGGATCTTGAACGCCATCTACATCCTCATTCATTAAGTCAGACAGTGCATAAAAAGACACGGCCTTCTTGAGGCGCATCCTTTTAACTTCATTAGAAAGAACTTGTTTAACAGCAGTAGGGAAAAACTCTCTGGCCCTAGTCTTTTTAGAACTGTCTGGTGAAATCGGGAAAACTACGTCTATCCTGTCTCTCGCTTCAAACCCCAAAGCGCCATCTTGTATGTTAAGAGAACTTAGTGGCGTTTTACTGTCTTCAAGAGTTTTCTCGTAATACTCCGTTGGGTTTGACCTGCTATCTTCCCTAGCGGCTTGTTCTTCTATTGATCTATTTGAGATATCTGCGCCAGAGGTTGAACGAGGTACACTAGCAGTTAAGGCATCAAACAAACTAACATTAGTACCAGCATCCGCAACAATATTTTTATAAGAGTCAGGTAGCTTACCTGCTTCACCCTTTTTTCTACTTCTGTCTTGTATTGGGGCACCATCAACTTCCAGCACATAGCCTCTTTCGGCCAAAGCCGCCATCATGGCAGTAAGCCCGGCTTGCGCACCCTCTGCATCCGTTACTCCCTCAAATGAACCAGTAATCTCAGCTTCGTTTATTCTTTTCCCTGCGTTAACTATGTCGGATAAGTTAATGTTGAAGACTTCGCCAGAGTTAGTGTCTATAAGTCTAGTACTTGGGGACGCAAACTTACTAGCCCTAGCTGCCGCAACACTTTCGCCCACAAACGCTTCCAGAGTCACTTTCCTCTGTCTGCCGCCTCTATCTTGGATAGTATAAAGCTGCTGTGTAGGGGCAGCTGTCGCAGTAATAGAGTGAGTACCATCAGGATTGAAGTCAACATCAACAATTACATCGGGGTTTTGTTCTTGTATCCTGACCGCTTCCTTAAGAATAGCGTCACTCAAGAAGCCTTCTTTACTGCGGTTCCAATCAATATACTTTCTAGGCGATACAACCTCTTGATATCTCTGCCTAGCTTCCGCAGTAGACTCATAAGTATCTGTAGGATTTTGCCGTCTTTTGTATCGATTTTTGTTCTTCTTATCTAGGAGATTCTTCAGGTCTACTGCTTGATCTTCTACAGTGACCATCTCGTTAGGGTCTGTCATGGACTGTTCATTAGGGTCTATATCATCCATTTGCATGTCTACATCATCATCGATTTCCATGCTACGGATGGTTGGACCCTTCCTAGCTTTTCTATCAGCTAGTGCTTGTTCAACGCTAACAGTCTTTATAGAGCCTGTACGACCAGCTATCTCAGTAGCGGCAGCAGTAGCCATCTCAAGCCCTGCTTGGTCTGTAACTTCCTCTGAGATGACTCGTCCGTTCTTGTCTAGAGCTTGTACAACTAAGTCTCCAGGGTTCTGCGCAGACTTAGGAGCACTGTAGCCGAGAGCTTCGGCCAAAGACTCGTCAGAGGCATTCTGCCTTGCGACATTGTTTACGATCTCTGGGTCAGTGGAGTAGATAGTGCCTCGACCTTTTACAGACGCGGCGTAAGCAGTTCTGCCGTTTATATCTACAGGACCAGCTTTCTCCTGCCTGCCCGCAATCCAGACAGCGTTCTTAGCTGAGTCAGGATCGAACATCGCATCAAACTGCGCTTGTATGTCTGCTTCTGGCTCTGGAGTTGTATATATAGAATTGATATCGCCAAAGACCTCGTTATCAACCTCAGCGGATACTTGGCCATCGCGAGCTTTCTTTGCTAAGTCATTGGCCTTATCAAACACGCGAGAAACAGCTTCTGGTGCTGTAGCAATAGCCCCGCCGACACCACCTGGTGCGCCGCCTGCTATGGCCCCTAGAAAAGCAGCTTGGCCAAGTCGAAGGAAGGCTTCATCGGAGCTATAGTTGTCATCAACAGACATACGCTGCGCAACAAGCAGCCCTTCTTGAGTGGTTTCAGTAACACCTTCAAGCGCAAAACCTTTAGCCGCCCCGCGCCCTACATTATTAGCAAACAGATTTAAAAGGCTACTTGGGTTAGTCGGGTCAGCTTTTCTTTTCGCTAAGCTTGCTAAGTTTTTAAGAAATAAAGACTCGCCGCCTACTTCAACCGCAGTAGAAACACCGCCTAAAAGAACAGATTGAACAGCTCTATCTATGTCTAAATCGACCCCAGCTTCATCAAACTCCTTAAAACTCTCACCAGTGTTTATAGGATAAGTGCCGCCCACTGCGCCCACCTTTGCTCCTGTATCCATACCTGTCCCAAAGCGATTCGCCCTGAGAGTACTATACGCACCTTGGAGCACGGCATCTTCAGTAGCATCGAGAACTTTCCCCTCTGCTTTTTTCTGCAAAGTCTCTTTTATAAGCTTTTTAGCAACCGCTTTCTCACCGGCTGTCATTACGGCTTTAGCACCAACACCAGCTACACCGCCAACCATAGCAGTAGCTACAGTCTCAACTAAGAAGGGAGAAACTTGACCAAGTCCAGAAAAAACTTGGCTAAAAAAGCCATCTATTGTCGGCTCGTTTATGAACTGTTCGAAAGTCTCCATACCCTGAACAGCAAACTCAGACTCTCTAGTGTCTAGCTCTGCGGCTTCAATGTTAGCTTCAGCAGCTTCTTCTCGACCTATTAAGGTATTCCCTAATGCCTTAAAATATTCTAAATCTGCGGAAAGAGCATTAAGACCTTGGTTTGCACCACGTACAAAATCTTCGCCGTAACTCCCAGAAGGGCGATCTGTAATTGGGCGCTCCTGAAAATCCTGAAAAGCGGTTTCAAGATTCTGTTGCGCCTGCTGCTTTTCTGAGTTATTTAGAAGAAAAGCTTGAACTATTGCGTCTTGAGAAGATGCCATTAAAAGTTCAGCACCCTATTTTTATCTTTTCTCACTTCATTTATTAGTGTCTCTAACCAAGGCTGATCAAAGACTTCGTTAAGGTCTGCTACTAGCATTTCACCCTCATACAAGTTAGCAACTCTTGAACCTTTAGGTGTCGCAAAAGCAATTTTTGAACCGTCTTCATTTACAACTAAATTCTCCGCAAGATCCATCAACTTTATAGGCTGGTCAGCCCGAATCAAGCCCTCAAAAAAGCCATCGCTTCCAAGCTCTTTTGCATAAGCACCAAAAAGCGCAGCCGCCACTTCTACTTCTTCAGCTAAGAAAGCTTGTGCTAACCTTCCACCAGTTCCCGCTCTATTCCTACTAGTACGGAAAAACTTATTAACTTCCTTAATAAGTTCAGGGCTATCAATACCAAAATCTTCATCAGCTAATAGTCTTCTAATCTCACTACTAGCTTTCACTGCTTGGGTAACAGCCGCATCATTTTTATCTAGCTGCTCTGTAGCCCACTTCTGCCGATCAAATGTAAACTCGTTGTAGCGTTGGTTAAGAGTGGCTATGCTGCCCGCATCATCTATCTGCTCTCCTCGACTATAATCGAATGCGCCTCGATTACGCAGGTTAAGCATGCCTTGGACGAAATCAGTGCGGTCCTTGGCATTACCAAAAGCTGGCAGCATTGCGTAAACGTGAGCAAGGTACTCTTCTTCGGGTACTTTATCAGCTAAGCTCTGGGCTGAATCAACGCCAAGATCTCTTAGGTAAGCAGCGTTTCTTTGCTGGTCAGCCTCACTTATATAGGCTTGCCCAGCTTCCTGAGCAGCTTTAAGGAGAGACTCTCTGGTTAAAGTAAACCCAGGAGAAGTAGTGCCAGACGAAAGCTCTGTGTTTGGCATAACTATAGACGAGTCCATCATCTGCAACTCTTCCCTTAACGCCTCTATATTTTTGAGGTCTCGTAGAGCAAATCGATTTTGTGAACTTTCAGAAATAGTGCCGCTTTGAACTTGGGCAAAAGCATTTTCTGCATTTGATATCCTAGTCTCTAGAGCAGACTGCATCTTAGCAAGCTCTCTCTCATTGTTTGAAATATTAGCTTTTGCAAGCCTAAGTGCGTTTTCTGCTTTTTTTATCCTATCAGGAACCCCGCCCTCTCTTGCTGTGGCATATGCGGCCTCTAACTCAGGAATACTATTCTGTAGCTCACTTAAATTAGTCACACGCTCATTCCATTCAGTACTGGCCCCCTCATAAGTTCGATAACCGCCACCCGTTATAGTCGGATTTAGCTCATCGTACTCTTTCTTAGCAGCAGCTTTTATAGCTTCAATATCACCACCAGCGGTAACAATGATTTCTTCTAGCTCCGAGTCACTAAGCTCCCCCAAGTTTTGCATTGCGGTACGGATTTCAATTTCCGTAGCTCGACCCGGATTTTCTGCAACCATGTTGCCTATGGCTACCCCAGCTTGCTCTTCTACCGTTTGACGTATATAGTCAGTAGCTTTGCTCATCTGGTAACCTTGGAAAGTGCCACTGTTAGCGCCACCAGCATCTAATATACGCCTATAGTTTTTACCAAAAGCTTTTGCTACTTCCTCTTCGGTAAAAAATGTAATCGGGTCATCTGGATCGCTAGAGGCGTTATCAGTTATAAATCCTGTATTCCCGTCATCGTCCATTATTTCAATCGCATACATCGTTGGGCTATTAGGGTCTTCTGATGGTCTAGCCTCTATTCCAACTACATTTACTGGTTTGCCCCCAGAAGAAAGATACTCAGTGTTTTGACTTAAGATAAACGAAAAAGAATCTTTATCTTCCTCTTGGAGAGCCGCTAGGTTTTTTGGATTAACAGAGCCATCAGCATTGATTAGCTCCATAAAAGGCCGACTTAAACCGGCAGTAAAATTCTGATTATCTTGAAGCTGGAATCCCCGTGTTTGGGCATCTTGTTCATTAAGAAAACCTTGTTTTCTTATCCCCCACTCTTCGGCAGCCCTTCTGTCTTGATTTTGTTGCAGAGCTAACTGCTCTTCTCTCATTCTCTGATCGCGCTGCATCATATCCATGCGTTCACGAGCAAGATCATTTTGAAAGCGCTGCTGGCCTAGGGCTTGAGCACCCTGGAAACCAGCTAAAAGTCCGTCAGCTAAAGTAGCCATGCTTGCTCCTTAAAATGCGAATGCGAAAATTGCGGCTGAGGCTAAGCTACCAATCGAGCTGTAAGTCTGCGCTTTGCTGCTTGCTTTAGCTGCCTCAAAAGCTTGTCTCCTGCTCTGCGCGTCTTGTGCCGCGCTGCCGAGCTGATTTAAAGAAGACCTGTTTACGCCTTGACCGATGTTTATAAGATCGCTTAGAAGGGCCGTATTAGCCTCTCTCTGCGCTATTCGAGCATTGTTCAATGCATCAGCGCTACCAAGAGAAGAAGCCCGCTGTAAGCTTCTCCTAGCCTCCTGTAGCTGTGCAGGGGTATAACCCGCCCCGTACCGCTGAGCATTACGCCTAGCCATCCCAGCAGCATTTTTTCGGGCCTGTAGCGCATCATCACTAGCTTGATCAATCAAAGAGGTATCGCTCTGTGACTTTGCAATTAGCTCGTCCTCAAAACCACGATAGTCTTTAATGTAATCATTAAATTCTTTCTGGGTGATGCCAGCATACATCTTGTCAGGATCACCAGTCATATTGGTAGTGTTCATACCGCCACTTGGCATTCCTGGTCCCATAGGCATAGTTGCTAGATCGTAAGCCATGAATTACCTCCCTAGAAATCCAGAATAGCCAAGACGCTCCCTAAAGCCAGTACGCCTCTTAGCATCAGAACCCACTGGGCTAAAGAAAGTGCCTTGAACCACATTTCCATCCTGATCTTTTGCCTGCGTCCCCATATTGTCGAGTCCCTGCCCAACAAAGCTGCCTATAACCTGCCCAGCAGCCTGATATTTTGCATCAGCAACCATCTGTTTGTTTCTGGCCCTCTCTAAAGCGTCACTTGTAGCCATCCTAGAAGCCTGAGCCATTCCGGTTTGAGCGTCAGCAGCTTGGCCACGCGCAGTGCCTAACACGTTCGTAGCCATCTTATTCTGTATATCTTTACCGGCGGTATTAGCTTGAGCTAACTGACCCTGCAAAGCACTCGCATAATCACCAGCACTACCTAAGCTCTGGGTTCTCTGATAGCTGGGACCAGACAAAGCCTGTGCGGTGTCTGCACTAGCTCTGCCTCGCAGAGTTTGTGCGGCATCATAATTCTTAGCGGTATCACGCATCTTACGCAGAAGAGGTGCGTATTTTTCATTGAAGTACTGCTTCTCCTGAAGTGCTACTCTAGCTGACGCTTTCTCAGAATCAGATGCTTGGTAATCTTGTGCTTTAGGTTTCGAACTCATCTACAGTTCCTTTCTATACACTATGTGGTCTAAAGACCATCCCGCTCTTTCTAAACTCTTCCCAAGACCTTTTAACGGCGTTCTAGCCTCAATGCCTTGGAAGCCAGACTTTGCCGCTATGTTTTCCATAACTCTTAAATACTTAAATATGGCTGGGGTGCTTTTACTGCTGCTCCACATCAACCAGATAAGGCAAGTCTGAGCGCCTGTGAACTGATCCCGCTCTGCGGTAGTTACTGCCCAGACTTCTGGACCCACCCAGAGCAGCGCCCTGCCTGCCTTACACTCTGCGTAAACATCTTCTGGGATAAAGGTTAGATGCTTATGCTCTTCTAAAATCTCTTCAATGCCTTGGCGAACCCAATGCCAATGCTCTCTAATATCTGCGGTAGTTACTTCTTCTTCTCTGAACAGGGGAACCTGCGTAACCTCCATATTTAACCTTCCTCGATATAGGCATATCGTAATTGTTAGCTCTTCTCGAGGCACTCATTATGCCTTCGTTAAATAACGACCCATAGATCTGAGCACCAGTAAAATCTGTCCACTCTTTCGATGGTTGCCTGAGCAACCTAAAAGCAGCTCCATTGACCAAAGTGTCTTTGTAGTCATTCATAAAGTCATTATCTAGGGAACTAGCAGACTGAGTTGGTTTCAGAGAGGCATTTATAATCAAGCTCTGGGACTCTGTCTCATTAGGCACCGGCACGATGCGAAGCTGCTCGCTGGACAATTTGACATAGTAAACGGGCTTACCGTACTCATCGCGGGTGCGCCACTTAGGCTGACGCTGTTCTAATAGTTTCGTTGTAATTGGCTCTAGATCTTGGCCTAGGAAACTTACCCACAGAATTTTATGCACAGCAGTCGAGGCCGGAACCTCGAACTCATAATCGTAGATACCAGCAATAGTGGTGATGGGGTCCATCTCAAGCTGGTAGGCATCTGCTTTTTCGCAAAGCTCTATAGCAGCGCTTCTAAGTGCGTTAACAGCAAGCAGATCCGGGCATCCTGGAACTAAGGACAGAACCTCGGGTAAAAATGAATCGAATCTAATTGCCACTAGTGAAACCACCTATTTGAGTGGGGGCAGCACTTTGTGAGGAATTATTAGGGGTTGTGATCTGATCTACTTGCCCCTTTCCGGTAACTACCGCCATGAATAATTGATAATGGTTTGAAGCCCTCTGCGCGTTACCTGCGTAGTTGGTATCTTTCATGAACGCCATATACAGAACATAGTTTAGAATAGCTGTGCTGTATATGTCAGGTAGGCCAATATTGTCTGAAGCAGTAACTTGGGCTGGGTTGGCCGAGTATACTATCTCTATATATGCATCCCCATTAACTCCGGGGTAGACATAGAAATTTCTTGGGTTCTGCTCGTTATAAACGAAGTGTTTCACGACTGTGCCGTGGGTGGCATCGCCAGTCACGGTAGGTAAATGCCAAGAAGGAGTCTGGACATCCAGAATATCCTCGTCAACAATCCTGATAGCTTTGCCGCCAGTGCCGCCGGAAGCCGCAGACATGTTACGAACTACTCGAAGTAGTCTATTACCATCTGCGGGGATTTCTTGTTTAGTGCCAGTGGCTAGGGTAATTGTAGTGTTAGTAGCACTAGCATCGGGTTTTATAAGAACTATCTCGCGCTGTGCATCGTTGACCCAGTAAACTAGTTCAGATTCTGCCCACCGGATGTTTGCCGTATCTTGCAGAACAATTGCTGCTCTGTCTAAAACACTCTGAACTGTTACTGTCATAGTTAACGCTCAAGGACAATTGCCCAAGCAGCTGCACGTTGGTCTGCATCTGTATCCTGACCTAGTGCTTTTTTTACTGCCGAAGCTTTTGGTTCACCATTCCCTTTGAAGTCATTCGGATCGCCAAGAGTAAGTATATCTTGCATGGCATCCGCTATTGTTTCTAAGAATTCGTCTTTGACTACTTCTACAGTTTCATAGGCTTCGTTTACGTCTGGAGTGCTTGGGTCATCAGCCACAAAGTGGCCTTCTTCGTCCCTAGCCCTGATCTCTACTTCTACAGTATCGTCTAGACGCTTGGCCCCCATTTGGAGGGCTATACTGCCGATTGACTCTGAAACTTCTCTGATCTGATTTGCTTGGACTAAAACTACTGAACCGTGTGTGGTTGCAATCCTTAGATCCTTGTCGGTTGTAATTCTCATAATTAATCTTTAATAGCAAAAAAGATCCCCCCTCCGAAGAGGGGGGTCTTAGTCTTACTGGGCAGTATCGAGTGCGATAATACCAAAGTCCTCAACAGAACCGTTGTAATCGCTCTGATACTTCGGCTTACGAAGACCGAAGATCTTACCGATAGAGATACCAGACTGGTTGCCGTAGTCGAAGGTATCTTCGACAACTTCCGGCATACCGATATCAGCCATTGCAAGAGCCTGAGCACCACAGAACAGGGCACGGGCACCAACAACGTCAGCATCAGCACCCCACTTGTAGCCAGCATCGCCAGCTTCAGCAGAAGTACCAGTGGTAGCGCCTTCAGTTGAGAAGACATGACGGAACTCATGGACCATCACGCCGTCTACCATCAGGCTTGAAGAGCCAGCGAACAGCTGGTTGCTGCTACCGCGAACGCCAGCGTTACGGACGTTGGCCAGGAAGTCAGAATCCAACTTCAGGTCAGCCATCTGCTGGGGGGTAACAAACAAGTGGAATACCTCATCGTTGCCAGCACCACGAATACCGCGAATGTAGTTGTCTTTGGCATAGGCTTTCAGATCAACGATATGGCGATACTTAATAACGTCAGAGTCAGTAACAGCAGTAGTGTCACCAGAAACTAAGTCATTACCGCTAACACGGAGGTGGCGGTTAGAAGTAGGAGCAGACACATCACTAGCAAACTCAAGGTCAACCAGCTCAAGGCCGGTGGTGGCTGAAGTTGCACGGAGAGCACCGTTAGTCTTGTGAGTGTAAGCAACGCCAGCCAGAGTCAAGAAGGCCAGCTGGTCCATACGGTCAGCCATTGCATAAGCAAGAGCGTCACGAGAGGTTTCGCGGAAGTTTACGACAGACTTCTGATCGGCAAGACGACCTGCGATGCGGTTTGCAAAACGCAGCTGATCCAGCTCAACAGTGATGTCATAGGCGCGAAGTGCTTCTTCGTTACCTTCCAGAGTGTTATCCCCAGTGACACCATCGCCTGCCATATCTGCCAGCAGGGTGATTACGGCACGAGTACCTTTGTCTGACTTAGTCAGATCAGTGATACGCTGAACCATAGCGTTAGAACCAGAACCTGCGAACTGGTTCACGAAAGACATGTTGCGGGCAACACGCCAGAAATCCCGACTCCACGCAGTTAACTGCTCTGAAGTCAAGGAAGCAAAGTTAGTTAAAGCCATTGTAGCCTCCGAATAAAATGCAAAATAATAGTAATGAGGGTATCTCTCCCCCAGAAAAAATATCGTTTATCGCACGACCGCGTTTTTGCGCTTCATTAACGAGAGGCGATCTCGGCAAGTTTAACGTCTTTAGCAGACGAGGAATGCGAGTTTTACGAGTTCGACTCGATCTAATATCGCTTAGATAGACGAATACACAGTAATACTAGCTGTACTGCTGCGTTTATGCAAACTATTTTCTATACTTTTTCGCATGAGCAGCGGCCCTTTTAGGCTTCTCCCCTCGTATTAGGCATCACTTAGGCTCCTTTGTGATAAGGGACAGGGTTGCTTTCTGGTCTTTCTCATAGAGATCAAAGATAATCTCAGCCAAGAACAAAACATCATCAAGCTCCCACTGCCCCTGCGTATACTCAAGTATGGCTAAATAGACTTCGTGCATGTCGGAAGGTTTTAACGCCACCCAACATACCTCCTACCACTTAACTTTGTCAGCCCAATAAGCCGCCGAACATTTGCCTTTAGCTATATTTTTAGCGTGTCTAGCCTTAAAAGACGCCCGTCTAGCTTTCTCTTTAGCGGTTCGAGGGTTTTTACCTGCCCCGCTAACACCTTGCTGCCCAAACCGAATAGTCTTTACCTTGCCGTCCTCACACTTAGCTACAACGACATGCGACTTAGTTGGGTGGTTAGGGGTGCGTTTTGGCTTGTTGTAGCCGCTTACCCCCGCCCTTTCAAGTCTTGGATCTTTCTTGGAAGCCATAATACCCTCGACTATTTAAAATATATCCCCGCGTAACCGTTTTAAAGTAGCCTCTGGAAGGGCGTTAAACTCATCTTCGGTCAACTTAGAGATATCAAGGGGTTTTTCCCCGTGGGATGAAGAACTATCGCCAGGGAGTTCAGGAGGCTGAGACTCTGCTGCTTTAAGTTTCTTGCTAACTTCAGCTCTCTTCTTAGCAACTTCATCGACAACTTTCTTAGGAGCGACCTTAGAAGTCAACGTATTCTGCGCTTCCGGGGCCGGGGTGCTAAGACCATACTTATCTATAACGAACTTAGATGCTTGGTTCAGAGCGTCAACCGCTGAATCACCCTGTATGATGAAAGCATCACGAAGCTTAATAGCTTCCTGCGTGTAGTCTTCGTTATAGTCCGCCGAATTCTGATCAAACACGGGGTACTCAGCCTCAAGAATATCAGCTGCCTGCTGGAGCAGGATAGCTTCTTGGTTCTGATGTACGTTCTGAGTAATCTCCTCCTTCAGCTCAGCTGTAAGGCGATCCCGCTCAGCCTGCCTAATCTCGTTGCGAACTGCCGCTGCTTTATCAACTTCGCCATCAAGAACTAGGTTCTGATACTCACGCTCTTTAGCTTCGAAGTCATAGTCAGGAATATTAGCTTTCTGCTGAGCTTTCTCCTCAGCCGCCTGTATCTCGTCTAGGCGCTTCTGCAATGCCTTCTGCTTCTGCAAGACCTCGTCAAAACGAGACTTAGGAATCATTGGCTGCTCTTTGGTAGTCTCCTGAGCGACAGGCTCTTCTTCGACTTCAGCAACAGGCTCTTCCTCAACCTCTGCAACAGGCTCTTCTTCCTCTACTTCTTCAGGCTGCTCTTCCGCTTCGGAGGTGGTTTCAACTTCCTCTTCTTCAGACTCCTCTTCTTCAGGCTCTGATACGGCTTCAGCTTCGTCTACCTCTGGCTCTGGTTGCGCAGCTTCTTCCTCGCCAAGACCAAAATTGAAATCAAAACCCGGCTCTGCATCTTCTATCGGGTCTGACCCTGGCATCCTTTCAAATTCAAGATCCTCTTTCCTATCTTCAGCCATAAAGCTATCCTCATTGGTTTGTTGTGTTTCTTCCTGCCTGTTGCATTGCTACACTAGCAAGCTTCGCAGCAGCTTGGGTTTCCTGCGCCCCAGTCCTAGTTTGATTGGTCAAAGCCGCAAGTTCTCTTCGTAGATCCAGCTCCATCTGTTTGATCTCCATCTTAGTTTGCAGCTCAGCCATTCTAAGCTGTGGCTCAACGTCTGCGACATCTTGTGTCTTAGCCACATTAACAGCTGCTTCACTCTGGAGTTTCTGAACCTCTGCCTGCATCTTCTGAATCTGTAGCTCAATCTGCTGCATTTCAAGCTGATGATGGTAAGCGCTCATTTCTGCCTGTTCAGGCGTAGGCGGCTCCATGCCGGTCAGTTCACGAATCCGTTTAGCCAACTCGCCTTTTCTAGACAAGTGGCTGTATTCAACAATAGCGTCATCGGGTATAGCAACCCCTACCTGACGCAGGTTAATGGCCTCTGCGAACTGAACCTCATCGAAGCTGTCCCTTGCAGGAGCGGTAGCTACAATGACATCGTATTCGCCAATAGTAAGGTCATTAACAACAGTGCCCTCTGGGGTCATCTGGTTTACGACCATAGCCTCACGGGACTTCAGAGGGTCATCCTCGTTAGTAATCTGTATGATGCGCTGCTCCGTATAAAACTGCTGCACCAGACGCAGAATATGCTCAGCTAGGTACTGCCTTGTCTTACGCAGGTTATCCAGCGGAACTTGAATCATGACTACGCCACGATTCTGCTTAGCTTGAATGGCAATACCGGATACTTCAGCGGAGTCGGAACCCAGCATAGAGTCGTTAACACCAGAGATAGTCTTGATGTTAGCCGCTGCTTTCTGGCTTATGCGGTCCAAGCCAGTGGGTATCTGGTTAGGTTGTATCTTAGTAGGTGGCGCAGTACCACGGGCATACTCGACAATCAGACCTGTTTCGGCCCCGTGCTCTTCCAAGTCATCAACGGTCATACCCACCAGTGAGCCACTCTCAACCATCCAGCCAGAGTTAGCCGTGGTATTGACGATATGCAGTTCCTGACTGGCAATCTTATTCAGCTGCTCCTGCGGGGACAACAGGTTACGCACCATGCCAAAAGGACGGCCCCTACGGAAATAGGCGAAGAAAGGAACAATCGTAAAGTCTGTGTAGGGAGACCAATCATCGTGCAAAACGACCTTGTCGCAGGTCACCGTCCAGCGGACTTTGCGCACGGCCTTACTGATAATAGATAGACCATACTGCTTAGCAAACTTCTTAGTCTTAGCAGCAGACCAGTTCTCAGGTGTCGGACGTTGATCGCCAGTATCGGGGTCAACAAAGAAGTCAGACTTAGTAAGCTTACGATGCTGGCGCTCAATGACACGTAGCGCCCTGACTTTACGATACTCGTCTTCACCCTGCACACTGGAATGGTAGGCGTTGTCAGTTTCTTCTAGCGTACCGTAACGAGTCTCTTCATACTCAATAGAGTCATGCCCGAAACTGTTACCGTTCTCGGCGATAAAGATCAGCTTATCAGCTTTTTCTTTGCCATATAGCTCCTCGATCTCATCAAGGGTCATCCACCGAGTCTCAAATACCTCGTTCCAAGTCTTAGGGTCATACTCTTTGGCTTCTGGATCAATCAATATGTCCAACGGGTCTTTGGCGGTGATACGGACTTCGCCCTCAAGATGGTCTGAGAAGTCGATGCGCACATCGAAGTAACCACGCCCGTCAAGGATCAGACCGTCAGAGAATACCTGCTGCTCAACCCAGTCTAGCTTATTGTTGTCAGCTATCTGCATGTACAGCTTGGTCAGCACCTCAGCAACTTCAGCTGACCCACCACGGCGGGGCTTGAACTTAATGTCAGCACGGCGGGTGCTCTGCTCACCTAGCACAGTGTTAACTGTCGGGAGTATCGTGTTAATTGTCAGCGCCGGACGACCTTCAGCGTCTAGACGCTTAATGTCCTCAGAATCCCACTGCTCGCCCCTATAGTAGCTATCACACTTCTTAGCTACATCGATATAGTCAAGATGACCATTATCCCTAGCGCGGGTATAACGGTCCCACTGCGTGGAGGAAATAACGTGCTCTTGTTCTGCGGATAGTTTCTTTGCCATGTCATGCACTCATCGCTGATTTTTTACGGTTCCCTTTGGCCAGGAACATAAGTCGATCCCGCCATGAAGGAACATGCTCTATTGGCGTTTGATAGACCGCAAATTCTGTCATCATCAAACCTATCCATGCCAAAGCATCTACTTGGTCATCATGCGTCCCGTTAGGAAAACGCAATAGTTCTGAAACTAAGGACTCAGTATAAGCAGCATTCTCCGGGATAAACACCATCCCCTGCTGCATACGACCCTGGATGGCCCTCGCCCTAGCTTCCTTATCTCTTCGCCCTGTCTTAAGATCCTTAAAGTAGGCTTCGTAAAGCCCGCGTTCTCGGACACGCTTCTCTAGGAACGGACCAAGCGCCATTTCTATATGGCCCTTCTCTATCCCTATGATAGAGGGCTTCCACATCTCGTAAAGGTCAAGAATCTTTTCGACTAGCTCAAAACCATCGAAACGACCCCTGACAACATCCATTACATAGATCCTGTCATACTCATCGACACCAACAACCATTCCCACGGAATAGTCGTTACGGTCCCGCTTGCCAATTGCCAAGTCCCAAGCGCAGTAAAAACGCATGCCGTGATTAGCAATATCTTCCGGCTTGTAGTAATTAACCATCGTCCGGCTGAAGTAGTCACCATCTTCAGCAACAGGGTTCTGCTGGTAAAGAGCAGACCAATCACGCGGCCCTACCGCCTTGCGAATACGCTCTAGCGCTTCAAGATCGTAGCGCTCGCCATGCAGCGGCTCACCTAAGCTGCGGAACTCTTCGTCTTCTTCGGCAATAGCCGGGTAGCGCACTACCTCCCACTCGTCACCTGCGGCCTCGTTAGCTAACAACCGGCCAGCAAGATCATCGTCATGCCAACGGGTTAAAATAACTAACACCCCGCCGCCTGGAGCTAGGCGGGTATAAGCCGTTGAGGTGTACCAATCCCATGTGGCGTCACGGTTATGCTGTGACTCTGCGTCTTCGCGGTTCTTTACGGGGTCATCGATCACCAAAACGTGAGCGCCCTTACCCGTAATACCGCCGCCGACACCAGCCGCAACAAAACCACCACCAACAGAGGTCAGCCACGCCTCAGCACTCTGGGACTCAGGGTCTAACCGAGTCTTGAAAGTTGTCTTATAGCTCGGCTCACGCAGTAAGTTACGAACCTTACGGCTAAATGTCATGGCCAAGCTGCCAGAGTACGAACAGCTAATAAACTCGTGATCCGGGTTACGTCCCAAATGCCAAGCTGGGAAAGATACACTAGCTAGTGTGGACTTCCCGTGCCGTGGCGGCATAAAAAGCATCAATCGGGGCGACTTTTTGTCCACCACATCCTTTGAAAACTGCTCTAAACGCCTACAAATGTCTTTGTGTACCCAACCCGCGATATAATCTGGGTTAAACCGCTCTACAAACGGTAACATGCGCTTACGAGTTAGCACCCTAGCCGCTAATTCAGCACGGGCTAACTCGTTAGGGTCAGACTTTTCCTCCTTTTTCTCAGGGGGAGCCTCAGCCTCTGCCGCTTTGCAGTACACACATACACCGTAATCGCTGACTAATGTCTCAGGGTGGACATTTTTACAGCTCTTACACTGCCTCTTCGGTATCTCCATCCGCAACTGGCTCTAAGTACTGCATATCCTTACCAACAATCTTGAGCAATTCTTCGTCAGTCAGGCGCTCAAGCTGTTTAATATTGTTAATCTGCACGTTAACCTGCGTTTGTGGCTGGTTGTCTTTGGCCAAACCGTGCAATTTTACTAGCGAATCCACCGTATTCTTCATTTCAGTAGCAGTTGCCGACTGCGCGTAGGCATCCATGTACATAGAATGGGCGTTTACTACGTTGAATTTGACCTCTTCACGCATCTGGGCACGAAAATAGTCGATGGCCTGCGCTATTTTGGGATTTTTTACCAACTCATAGGCTCTTTCGGGGTTTGTATACCCCGATGCCCTGGCAGCTGCCGCGTATGTCATGCCAGATGACACGTATTGGACAAACTTTTCTTGCTGAATCGTGAGCGCATTGTGCTGTAGCCCTGCATAAGGCATATGGGATTGGAACTCACTGCTGGGCATAAGCCCCTCAGTGGTAGGTTGGGTCTCGGTCATCGTGGATAATGGGTTTTGTTTCAGCAACAGCACCACCTAATGTTGAGTCTACCTTAACAAAAATAGGCAATGGCCCCGGAAAAGGCAGCATTCGTATGTTTTCAAAGAATTCTTCGATCTCTTCTTCGTCATAACCTCGGTCTTGTAACTCCGTAACTGTCTTTTCGTAGTCGTAAACTAACCCTGCATTCTTGTCAGCTGTCACTTGATAACCGACAATTGCATGCTCTAGTCCCGACAGGCACAATACTTCGACATTACTCATTGGGGTATATTAGTTCGACCGCCGCCTACTAGCAAGAAAAATTATATAAATTTCTGACCCACCAGAAAAAAACGTCTTCCGTCAGGGTGTGCTTCATAAGATTTACTCGATAAGACACCAACTGTACGTTGCCAGTAACATATCCTAGCGTTGGGTCAATACGATCAATGGATACATTCAGATCTTTGCTGCCCTGCCCGTCCCTTGCGTAAGTCATCAGTACGCCCGATAAAGCGCACTTGCCCTCCTGCTTAGCCCATATCTCAAAGATATCTTCTACCTCTAAGGTCCAGTCTTTCTTGCGCTTCCCAGAAGTTGCTTGGTGCTTAGCACTATTAAATACAACACGGAGGTAAGAGTCGGGGGTAGCACTGATTCGTATGTTGCGTTGTCGCTGAGAGCATTTGTTACATGTTAGCGACAGATAGCCCTCTCGCATCGAGTATTGAGTGCTAGGTAGCGACTTTTTGCAGATTTTACAAGTTCGTTTTTCAGTCATGGGTCAGAACAATAACGTAAAAAAATGATTTATAAAAATTTTTTGGGAAAATTTTTTTGAAAACAGTGGGCTAAATTGCTCACTCAGTACATACCCCTCTCGCTAGTTTGCCGCCCCGTTTCCCCTTTTTACCTTTTTGGAACCTTGTTTTCGATTTACCAATTGGAACCTTGTTTCAAAATCAGACCGGCGACTGTTAGATATTAGCTAACCATTCATAGCTCGCTCGCTACGCTCGCTCGCAAGTCGGATGTATTAATAAGTTAGTAGGAGTTACTAACTTAACAACTATCAACTATTAACTAACAGGAGTTAGCAATGCTCAAACTCAAAAGTACTAAAGCACAGAAAGCAAAGAGAACCCGCCGCATCAACAAGGCTAAGAAAACAGCTGGCGCTTTACTAGCCGATGCCAAAGGCGCATTCGGGAATACGATTAACTGGGTGAAGGAGAACCCAAGCGATGCATTCATGCTTGCACTTACCATAGCAATCGTTGATATCGATGGCGATGTCGAAGAGATAGCAGAATCTATTAACTAACAACTATCAATTGACCCTTGGCAACTGTCAGGGGTCAAGGAGTTCTAATATGAATACACTTTGTAAGGTTATTGAAATCGTAGGTTGGGCGCTTGTTTGGGTAGCATTACTGGCTTGCATCCCTGTTTATATGGCACTACTAGGTTAAGGAGATACACATGCAAGCGGGGGCTTCGGCCCTCGCGATTTTTTCTAAGGGCGCTGGGGGATGTGCATAAGTGTGCCACTGACGCGAGCTTTGTGTGCCCCCACGGACGCCAGGTGGCAATTAACAACTGATAATTGTCACCTGATAGTTAGTAACTGCTAACTAACAAAGGTCAAGTGCCAAGTAACAGCTAAACCTTATCAACTAAGAGGTGTTAAATGTCAAAGAGGGGCTGTAAAGAGTATGCAAAACACTTACGGGCTTACACTAAACGGCGTGTCAACAAAGCCAACCGTAAGCATGTTAAAAAACAACTGGCAAATGACAACTGTCTCGCGGCCACGGGTAGATAACCATACATTTTCAATGTGTACCACATGTGTACCATGTAAAATCATCTACCCGGTACACATTTAACCCTTAACATTCAACAACTTACAGTTATGTGTACCGCGTGTACCACGTGTACCATGTCTTTTGGACATACTTACAGAAACAAAAAAATATACATGCCTGTTTTTTAGGTCTTATTTTTATTGTTTTGGTGGTACACATGGTACACATTAATATAAATAACTGATAAATAACAAGAAATTGTGTACCACATCCCCCTTTTTACCCGGTACACACCCGGTACACATGGTACACATCTACTTTCAGTAGACTTTTCAATACCTTACGCTCGCTAACGCTCGCTTTTAGTCGGGTTTGTAAGTGTATTTGATCAAAAAATACACAATCCTAGGAAAGGATTGGCAACCAACAATGGATTTCACACTTATAGTGAGGAACATATGTCTGAAGTTTATTTAGTATCTGACAACTGGCAGTTAGCAATTGAGTTTGATTACGAATCAAATACCGATACATACCTATCAACTATCAATGATTACCTTGAACTAGGAGAGCTAGAATGCAACTAGATCTTGCTGACGAGATAACAAAGCTAGAAGCAACAATCGATTCACCAACCACTACTAATGGAGTAGCAACTATGTCTAAAGTAAACCGTACCAACGAAGTATTCGACCGCAACGCAGTTGAGGAGCCAGCAATGGAGTACAAGATGGAGTCATCTCTTGACGATGATCGCCCCGACACCATCGCAGATCCAGAAGGTGCTGACGAGCGCAACACCGTACTCACCAATCAGGACTTCCCGTTCTGGGTATTCAACGATTACGAGCTGTCTCGCCACAACGTGTGGGGTAGCGCTTGGTCAGATGGCAAGTATCACTTACGCCCCAACGCAGTAACCATCAAGGGTGTTGTTAGCTATTGCGATTACTCAGCTAAAGATTTAGAGGCTATGGCTAAGATGATTGATAAAGACAAGCTCAAGGCAATCATTGACAGCTATCGTGTGATCCTTACCGAGACATCCAACGCCTACAATGTCGTGTCCAGTGTCAATTCAATTACGCAGTCTGCACTGGTACAGCGTGGTATCGCCAAGTATTCGTACTTCTCTCGTCTCAACAGGGAGCAGAACGAGTCGCAGCTGTCCGAGTCTATGCTCACTGCTCAAGACAAGATGCTCGCTGCATCCAGTGACGCTGCCCTTTGGCGTCAAGTCAACATCGAGTGTCGTAAGATTGCTGGATGGAAAGAACCAAGTTATTATTTCGATTACGAAGTGAAGCGTTCTCTCCAGGCCCGCGCCGACTACGTTGAGAAGAACTACCGCAAGGTAACTCCTCCTGTAGTAACCGCAAGTGACTTCAAGGAATTTGATATTGCTTGCTAGTTGATAGTTAGCCTCTGCCCCGTATCAGGTATCCGCCTGGTACGGGGTAAGCGGCAGCTCCGGTTGACATGTGCAAGGCTCCTTGACGCGCAGCTATCCCCTAACAAGCTGCGTGTAATGCTTACCCTCCCCTTAGTTTTTTAGGGGGAGGGTTTTTTAACTAAGAGGAATGGAATATGAAAGCTCTACTGATAGACCCATACAAACAAACCATCACAGAAGTCGAACACTTAGACGACTACAAAGATATCCAAAAGCATATACGCGCAGCTATGTTTGATCACGTTCGTATTGGCGAAAATGAAGGAGTATATATAGCTGACGATGGTCTATTGACAGCTAACACTAGCACTAGATTCTTCATGCTTAGCAATTGGCGCTATCCACTTGCAGGTTATGGACTCGTGCTTGGATCAGATAAGTATGGAGAATCTGTCAGTACACAGTTCACAATTGACGATTTAGAGCAGGACATTGTCTGGGTATCAGCGTTCGAAGCATTACAATACCCAGAAATACGTCCTATCTTGCAGGAATCTCTAACAATAGGACAAATATAATGAAAGACAAAGCACAGCTGATGGCTGACATATCATCTACAGTTCATGAAGCAATGATCCAGGAAGAGATAGAGTTTGTCCTTGAACCAGAAGATCTGGCAGCTTCGGTCCTCATCCCTGTT